AAGAAGCTTCTTCAGCATTTCCACGGCGTCCGGGCCGTCGTCATGTCCACCCTTGCCCTTGGGCCGGTAGTAGATGAACTGGTCGATCAACGCCCGCATGCCATGCCGCTTGAAGCGGATCCAGCCGTTCTTTATCCAGGGCTGGAGAGTAACGATGCGCAGGTCCTTATCGGTCTCCGGCCGAACCCCTTTGACATTCAGGGTGAGCCCCCGCTGATGTGCCTCCTGTTCGACGTTGTCCTTGAAAAATTCTTGGAATTGGACTTCCTCGATGGCAAACTCTGTAAACGGATCCCGCTCGTGGTAGGTCAAAATGTCGTTCGTAATCTTGTCGGGATGCCGCTTTTCGATGTCTCCAACTGTGAGATAGATGACGTTGCTTTTCATCTTTCCGCCCACGATCGCGGAGGGGTCGGCGTTACGCGATTTTTTACCCATAGATGGATCGCAAGCGCCCGCCTGCGGGATCCCTGTCAGGTCCACTTCGTCATCGTCCCAGTACTGGATCCATTCCTCCAGGAAGATGGCATCCTCGGGGTTGATCGGTTCGTTCTGCTTCTCTGAATTGAAATAGGCCGGTCCCTCGGAGACCCTCATCTTCATGAGGTAGTAATAGCTTTCGCGCTCTGGCCAGAGTACCTCCACCCCGGCCAGCATTTCCGCCCCATGATCCTCAAAGAAGGCGTCGGCGATTGCCTCGGCTTCCTCCTTGCCGATGGAGATGTCAGAGAAGAGCTCCTCCCATGTTTCCCACAGCTTCGATTGGGAGTACTTCAAGACGGCCTTGAACTTCCGGCCTTTCCAGCCGGGCTTCTTCAACAGGTTCGCGAGCAGGCTGTCATAATGGAGTATCGTACCGACCACGATGTAAACCGTGTCCGGTTGCCCGATCTTCATCAGGGCCTTGAAAAACCACCGCTCAAGCTTCTTGCGCTGATCTGCCGATTCGACCGCCTCGTCGTTCTCCAGGTCGTCGCAAATGACCAGATCCGGCCTCATGGCGCCATGACGCATCCCGCGCAGCTTCTGGCCGGCGCCGACACCCCGGATTTTTATCCCGTTGCGGGTGATGATGAGCGTCGCCCGCCAGACCGGCCCCTCTCCGCACAGATCCGGGAAATCCTGCTTGAGCCGTTCGTTGGTTTCCAACTCGGCCTTGATGAAGGAGATGAAGTCCTCGGATTGCCCGGCCGTTTCCGAAACGATCAGGGGGAACTTCCGATACTTGAAGGCCGCGCACCAAAGCGGCAAGACCAGCGTGGCCCATGTGCTCTTGGCATTTCCGCGGGGCGCGGCATCAGCCTCGCGATCCCCGATTCCCGCCTCCTGGGCCTGGATGATCATTGCCGGGAAGCGTGTGCATATGTACTTGTGCAAGCTGGAAGGCTCTGACAAGATGTAGTGCGGGAAATAGGTACGCCCGAAAAATTCCATGTCCGAGGATGCCCGCTTGATCCGCTCCTTTTGCGCAGCCTTGTCATCAGAAAACGGCTTCGCCTTTGACTGGATCAGCGTCCGCAGGGCCTCGATATCGCGGTCGAGGCGTCTTTCCTTAAGACTTGTGGGCATACCTCTCCTTGGCGTAGGTTACGAAGTCATCAAAGTTATGCTCGATGGCAGTCATCGAGCCCGGATCGTTCTTCGAGAGCCACTCGATCAGATCCCGGAGAAACTCCGTGAAAAGGTCAGACTTGTAGGCGGCGATCCTGGCCTTGATCTCCACAATCGTCTTGACGAGGCTCGTGTAGGCATACATGGCTTGGTTGTCGATCGACAGATCACCCAAGCTGTCGAAGAACCGCTCGTACTTGGCCTTCTGTTTCTCCAGGTCGGCCAGGATCTTCCCTGCGTCGCTGACGATCACGTCATTGACCTTCTGCTCCTCGACTTCTGCCCGGGCGGCCCGCTCCTTCCAGTTGTACTTTTCGATCCAGGAGTAGATGGTGGGTTTCGTAATGGGAAGCCCTTCCCGATCCTTGAGGGTCTTAATGGTCAGCTCGATATTCTGGCCGCACTCCCGCCAGGTGCGGTAAGTCAGCTCGCGGTTGTCGGCCATGTAGCTCTTGCCCATGCTCAGAACCTCGTATCCACGCCGCAGTCGTCCTTGAATCCGTCCAAGACGTCCAATCCCATCGGCGTGATCACCGCGATCTTGATTTCCACACCGGTGGTCTTACGCGTTTCCAGCCGCACACAATTTTTCTCGGAGAGATAGACCAGGTGGCTCTCCAGTTCCTCTTCGGTCATCGTGTACCCCAGATCATCCATGAGGAAGTGGAGCACCTTGGCGTCGATAGACCCCGGATGCTCGTGCGCCAGCAGCTTCAGGATCGCGCCGCGGATCCTGCGGTATCGCTCTTTTTTGGCGTCGGTCATGACTTTTTTTGCTCCTTGATGAATGCGGCTAAAGTGTCCAAGCTCCCCGTGAGCTGATTGATCTGGTCCCTGGTGTATTTGAGGAGAATGATGATCTCTCGATGTTCCTGGTTGTCGCGGTTGACGAAGTTGGTGATGCTGTCCCTCAACCCCTCTGTTCCCTGGGCCATCTTTGCCAGTGAGGCTGCCTGTTCCTTCTGCGCGGAGATGAAGTCCGTACCGATTGACATGAGTCCCGTGACGAATTTCTCGATGAACGTATTGGCAAGCCGGTACAATGCCCATATGATGACCCCAGCGATCACACATCCCGGTCCCCAGAAGACGAGGGATTTAAAAATTTCCGTCCAGTTCTCGGGGTTCATTCCACAATCCCCTCGAAAACCGTGGTGTAGTAACGGCTCTCACGCCAGCGATCGACCAGGTTGTCGGGGTTGACACCGTAGTAGTTGCGAAAGAACCCCGAGGCTTTATCGTTACCGAGGCATTCCGCGCATCCACACTCGAATTTGGCTGTGAATTCTGAGCAGACGATCCTAGACCAGTGGATCCACTTGGCCAGTCCTATGGCATGGAGCAGCAGGCGATGGATCGGATACCATTGGCCGATGTGGGAACGGATCTTCTCGAATCCGGCACCATAGACCTCCGGAACCATGTTGATGTTGCGAACGATCAGAACCTTCTCTCCACGGTAAGCCTCCCATAGGTTCTGACTCTTAATCGTCCAGAGGGCCTCCAGGGTAGCACCATGGGGATCGGTGAGGATCCCGGTATGGGTGTATTCCGACTCGTCGTCTACCGCTCGCGCCGCCTGGAAGAAGTTGATGGCCGCGCCAAGGGCCATCGGATTCCTGGTAGCGAACTCATCACCAGGGCACAGCATCGGTCGTTCCATGTCCCTACTCCAGAATGCCCAGTTCGGTCAGTTTCGTCATAAATGAAGAGAAGGCTCCTTCCATCTTTTTCGCGACGAATAGCGCCCACGCTGTCTTCGCGTAACAGGTCTGGTAATCCTCTGTTTTCGGGTCCGCAAACTTGGTAACCGCGGCGACACGAAGCGGGGATATAGCATCCGGGGAAACATCGGAGCTTGCCTGTGCAATACCCGCCGTACAGTTCCGGTTGAGGGTTTCCACTTCCATGTAACTTGCAAGATCTTTGTCCGTGGTTTTGACCGTATCCAGGACGGCGCTGCATCCGGAAAGGGTCAAAGCTTCGATTAGCAGAATGGATAAAAACAGAACGTCAATCTTCTTCATTTGACCCTCCCCGCAATCCTGAGCAGCTTCGCCAGATAAGCCAGCCCCGTCGTAATGACGTCGCGATACCTGACGATCATGACAATGATTTCCCGGATCTTTTTCATGCTTCATCCCTCCACCAACATGCGATAAAGCTCCTCCGGCCGTTCCAGCTTGCCATCGTCGGTCCCGGCCGGATCCCCTCCGAGCTGTCGCCAGTACGCCGAGTCGTTCAATTGCCGTGCCGCCTCCAGCCAATCTCCGGCGATAATTGCTGCCCGCATCCGCCGGAACTTGAGGGCGCCGGCTGCGCCGAGATTGAATACGAAATCAACCAGAGCATCCTTCCGCCGCTCGCTGAATTGATCGAATCCCGGGTAAATGTTCCGGCAGTCCGCTTCGGCCGCGGCCATGCTGATATCCAGGAGGCGTTCCGCCATTTCCTCGGTGATGGCGCCATGAATCCGATAGAAGGAGGCTATTTCGGCAGGCAGGGGATGAGCATCCAGATTCCATCCCCATCCGATGGTCCAATGTCCCCGGGAGCACCGATATTTCCGGAGCCGCAACCCTTCATGGCTTTTTATGAGTTCCCTACGCATCATACGGTCCATCACAGTTTTGGGGCCTCCCCCGTGGGCATGGTCCCGGGGGAGGCCTTGGCGCTGGGCGCCTCTAAACGCATGCAATGCGTTTGAATCAAAGGATGCCTCCGGATGATTCCGGCAAACCGGAGCAGAGCCGGAGGCAATTAAAAGGGGCTTACGCCCACGGAAACTTCAAAGAGCGGGTGGCCGGGACCACGGCAGGAGGTCCATAGTCCCGGCCGGTGACAGAGGTGATTGCTATTGGAGGCGGTTATAGGAAATCGGGGAAAGAGAGACTACCAAAGCAATTGAGAAATTGACTTGAAGGGAAGGGAGTTACGCGCCTGTTTCGGCAAAAAGGTCTGCCTGCTCGTGCGCGGGCTTTCGTTGGACAATCTCTCGGATCCAGGTTTCCGAAAGACCGTATTTCCTGGCCAGCTCCCTGTGGTTGGAGCCAGTAAATTCCTTGCGGATCATTTCGTCACGGCGATCACGGACCAGGCTGTCAAACTTGGGGACGTAGATCCGCATGCCGCCCGATCGCCGGGCCAGTCTGAGCGCCCCCTCCATGCCGAACACCTCGGCGACGTCCTGATAGGTTTCAGGAAGACTCTCGATGCTCATTGCGGCTGCAATTTGGGATACCCAATCTTGCGTCATTCTACACTTCCCGCAACCGTGTCTTCATCAACCCTTTAAGACCCTCGATCACGTCGCTGGCCTGCTCGGCCGTCTTGATGCGGGTGATCTTCATGTTTTTCTCCAGCCAGCGCCGATATCCATCCTCCAGCCGCCAGGGAATCTTCTTGACCAGGACCTCGATCATCTCCATCTGGTCCCTGGAGGGCATCCGGACAACGTTCCGGGCACGCCTGGCGGCATTCGCATGGGCTCGCCGGGAGCGCCGAGCCGCCCCGCTGGTCCGGATGTAATTGCTCTGGATCCTGAAGCCCAGGGTCTTGAAATAGTTGATCAGGCCATCGGCCTCGAAGTACGTCAGGTCCTTACTGGAAATCTTTTTCCCCTTGGTCTGTCCCATGACCGCCGCCTCATACTCCTCGCGGGACAGCCCCAACTGTGTCTTGGCGATATGGATGAGTTGTACCTGGATCGGTTCGATCATCTTCATTTCTGCCCCCATTTGCGCTTAAGCTCGGCAATGGCATTGCGGCTGGTCTCGGACATAGGCTCAGGACTCTCGTCCTCTTCCCTCGTCCGCCGCCTCCTGGACGCCTCCCGGTTCTCCTCGGCCTTGGCCGCCGCTTCGGCTGCCATTTCCCAGGCTACGTGCCGAAGGTAGTTATGGTTCTTGAGCCCCTTCGGGCCGCTGGCCAGGGTCGCTTCCATCGCCCGGCCCCAAATCTCCGGAGTTACCGGCCGGGTCTCACCGCCCTGCCAGTGGACCGTCTCCTGCTCGGTCAGGTCCCGGAGGCTTTTGGCCAAGGTCAAGGCCCTCCGCCAGGGAAGGGCTTTGCCTCCCTGGCGGAAGAGGCCCAGGTAATGCAGTGTCCGGATCTGGACGGGAGAAGAGAGCTTCATGGCCACGTCAAAGAAGTTCCGGATGATCGAATCGTTCATCCAGGCCTCCCCGCTGGCCACGGCCCCGCATGATGGACAAACCAGCCGCATTTAAACCCCCACCATCTTGTCTCGATCAGGTCTCGCTCTCTCAATGAGTCGTGAGAGAAAATTGTCAATAACGAGCACCCCTTCCTCATACATGCTCAGGAGGTCTCCGGAAGCGACCCTATAGTGGCCTTCGCTGTCTGAAATTCTGTCGCCCTTTTCCCGCAATTCTGACCTGAGTTGTTGAAGGCCTTCCAATAAATGTGCATCCTGACAGACATATTCCTTATTGCTGCTGAAAAACCTATTGGTCATGCTGCCTCCGTGTTCATCTCGTTCCGGTCATCGTCCTTCAGCAGGGCCTCGACAAACTTGTCAACCTCGCTGTCTGTACCCTTGATGATGACGACGTCCCCGTCGTCCTCGATCGTGACGCCAATTCGCTTCAGGTCGGCCGCGGGGATCTGCCCGAGGGCCGCCTTGACCGGCGTCTCGGTCGTCTTGATCAGGGTCTCCGCCAGCTCCGGGAAATGCTTTTTGACCAGCTTGACCACCTGGGCAGCATCGACCCACCTGATCTCCCCCTTCGCCTTCTGGAAGCCCACTTTGATGCCGTGAATGATCATCGTCCTGGGCTTTCTGAAGAGCTCCGGGCTCTCCTCGATGGCGGACTTCAGCCGGGACCGGCGCTCCATCACCGTTGCGACGGTCTTTTTGATGGCTGCCATGTGCCTTCGTTTGGCAGCGTTAATCTCGTCCTCCAGGGTTTGCACCTTTGCAGAAAGACTGTTACGAAACTCCGCATATTCCTTGGTCAGGCGTTCTATATCTCCCAATGTTGCCATCTGGTCCCCCTATGATTTGAAGTGGCCGCAGCCGATGCACTTGCCCGGCTCGCGGGATTGTTGTAGGATACAAAACGCCGTGTCGATCCGATTGCCCCTTGCCTGACAATGGATACCATTGTCGAGCATCCGATCACCCGGGGTCCCTGCAAAGAGTCCGGGCTGTTCGGTCTCGGTTCGACGCGGCTCCTTTATCCTCGGCTTCGCCCATCGACGTTCGCGTTTTGTCATTGGATCACCTCCACCAGCAGCCGTTGCAGGTATCCACTCCCGAAATAGAGTGCCGCCAGGACGATGACTACCCAGCAGAAGACTTTCAGTCGGGCGAACTGCCGCTCCAGATCCTCCTCCCAGGATCCCTGCTCGATGTAGTTCCTGAATTTCTCGACCATGATCCGATTCTCCTTCTTTGACCGCATTCCCGGCCTTCGGGTGCCAGGCGCAAATGGTGAAAAAGGCTAGAAACAGTATCCATCGCACGATTGCGCTGTCGTAAGCCCATATCGCCGTCCCGCCTGCAAGGGCCGCCATGACAGCCAATATCCCGGCCAGATATCCCATAGGACCACCCTTCCTTAGAGCCCCATGATCACGCTTTCGGTCACCTTCTTTTCCCCCATCTGGCATGCCAGGTTCATGGCAGCCGCCATGTAGCTGTGTACGGTCAGCGGGTACGCATGGCTAACGGGCCTCTCCCGGCCGTCAGTTCCGGTCAGCCTGCGAGAAAGCGCCTTGATCGCATCTTCGTCGATGACATCTTCAAGCTTCACGTTTACCCGCCGTAACTTCAGAGCCAGGTAATCCCTGAGATCCCCATTGAGCCCCCTGATCTCCGCGACCTGAATCCTCCTGATGACCTCGCGGAGTTCCGGGTGCAGTTCCTCATCGAGCATCCTTTTCATCTCAGCGGCCTGTCCAATCAGAATGATCGCCAAGAGTTTTTTGTACCCGTCCTCAAGCTCCCAAAATCTCTTCAGGTACTTGAAAGTGTTCAGTTGCAGAGAATGGGCCTCGTCGATGATGAGCACCGACTGATAGCCCTGTTGGGACCGATCGAGAAGCAACTGCTCCATCTGCCTTGCCTTGTGCTCCAGGCGGGTATCTACCCGCTGATCACTGATGTCCCGGATGATTGCATCGATCAGCTTGCCTGGCGTGATCTTGCTCGATCCAGTCCTATCCATCGTGCAGTCGAGGCGGCTCCTTGGTGCGATAATATGGATACCGCCATCCTTCTTGAGCTGGCCGATAACCTTTTTCAGGATGATCGACTTACCGCTGCCAACTTCCCCGATCACAGCCAGGAAGCCCCCATTCGTCGCCGCATCCTTCATAGCCGCCTCGATGTACCGATGATCCTCAGACATGTATATGTCGCCATCTTTCTGGACATCGTATGGTGCCTTGAAAGGGTCTCTGAACAACTTGAAATGCCGCAATGTTTCTGGTTTTACGCTTTCCATCTCCACCTCCAGTTGGATGATATGTTCAAGGTCCCGCTGGACCAGGGCGTTCTTCCTCCGTGTCGCCCACTGCTTCTGATTGTCCGCTGCCGGATTCCCGTTCCGTAAGCTTTTCCCGAGCGGCTCCCAGACCTTTTCCACTCTGAGTCCACGGTTGATGAGCCAATGCGATGCCCTCGAATGCTTTTGGAGCATCTGCTCGATTTCCCGCTTTGCATTTGGAGCGTCGCTTGGCATGTATCCTCTGTTGACCAGCAGATTAGCCGAGGGCCTGGATATTCCGGCCGCCTTTGCTACCTCGGTCTGGCTGATCCCGCATTCGAGGAGAAGCTCTTTGAGGACGAGTGGCCTGAACTTCATGGTATATGCCAGTGCTGGGTTTGCCTTTGCCACGATCTTCACCTCCCTTGTCGTTATCTTCCCGCCTGTACGGCCTGCCGCTCATCGGCATGCCATGAACCATCCTGAATGCCCGCAATCACCTCCTCCGCCTTCGCTATTTCGATGCTGTTGCCGTATCTAGCCCTCAATGCCTGATTGGTCTCCCGATTGATCGGACCTGCCTGTCTGACGATCCGCTTGAGCAGTTCATCGATGGAGATCTGCGTCTCGGCTATGCCTCGATCCACCTCCATCGGGGTCCCCTTCCTTGTGATGAAGTCCACGTTGATCTGATCCGCAAGGCCGCCGAACACTTGAAGCCCCTCGAATGGCACAGCGTCTTTGCCTCTCATCTGCCCGTAGGCCATGTTGTCGAACCGCTTGACTGCCTGCTGTGTCGCCGTTTCCGGCTGTGCCTTGTAGCTTTGGCCGATGACCGCCGCGTCGGCCCGGAAGCCGCCCTGAATTGCCGGCAGGGTTTCGATCGGCGATGCCTCGTAGAGCTTCCCCTGCCATTCGACATCGATGAGGGGCTGCTTGTAGATCTTGCGGATCACCCTGACCTCCGCTTTCGGCCTTAGCCCCTCGACATGTTTGACGTTGTACTCCTTGCCCCCGAACGGAATCGTGTAGGAGCCGGTCACAGTCCTGGTCTCCTCCTTGCCCTGGAAGATGTCCTGGAGGATTTCCTCGCAGGGGAGTTCCCGGAACTGCTCCTCCTTGATCAGCATCCATGCTTGGGTTCGCGTCATGCCGTGGCGGGAATGAGCCTTGGTGGCTTGGTGCCATGCGGCCAAGTCCCAGGCCCAAGTGTTGATCTGTTCGACCGTTGTCCCCGGCTCGATCCGGAGTCCCGATTCGATCCAGTTTTCGACGATGTTGTGGGTGCTTTCGGTTTGACCCTGGCGTCGCGGGTTGTAGGGCAGCCCCTTCGGGATGGTCACCTCCAGACGCTCCAGGAAATTGACGATGGCGTGCGATTTGTTCGCCGATCCGGTGTCCATGAGCAGGACGAATGGGACGCCCCGGAAGGGGAGCTTCTCGTGACACTGTACGCCCCAGGCCCACTTCAAAAAGTTCCAGAGGTTTTCCGCCGACTCGCCGGTGGTGTTGTAATACCTGACCTTGAACGCGCCACTGAAGTGATCCGTCAGGAGGTATCGCAGCAGTCTGGTCTTGATCTTGGCGAAATTGTCGATCTTGTTCTTGTAGAAGTCCCGCTCGTCCATGATCCCGAGCCGGCCGTTCTTCAGGTAATACTGGATGCAGACCGAGACATCGAACGTATGGACGTGGTTGGGATGCAGGGATTGCATGGGCGTGTGGGGCGTGGGCGCGTTCATGTGGACCTTCGACATCTGCCGCTCCCGGAGGATCCGGTTCATGGTGCCTGGCGTCACCTGGCCGGGCTCCAGATATCCGTTCATCTCGGCAATCTGGATCGCCCTTTCAACCGGCATGATCGGCCCCTTGTTTTCCCGGCCGGTCTCGTAGATCAAGGCCGCGACCAGTTCAATCTGCTGGTCAGTGAGCCCTGTCTTCAAGACGCCCCGGTCCGCACGCCGCTTGCGGCCGGAATCAAACCCATACTCGGCAGCCACCCTATAAAGGCCCTGCTCGGAAAGCCCTGCCAAATCCCTGTATTTGAGAATGATCCCCTTGCGCTCTCTCGGTTTGGATGACTTCAATTCCGCTGCCAGATCTTCCTGCCACATCGTTCAACTCCGTATGTCCACGTCAAATGTCACCACTGAATTCGTAGCTCCGTCTATTTTCCCCATCCTTGTCGCACTCAGGGCAGATGAAGTAGTTGTATTCTTCAACCTTCGGCATTGGACCCTCCTTCCTCTCCTTCATATGTCCCCGCTTCGACCTGGGCCAGAAATTGAGCATGTTTAAGCGCCTTGATAATGAACACCCTCAGGTAATCAGGAAATGGCTCCCCTCGCTTTGCTGCGAATTCTTCAGAACTTTTAGCTATGCTTTCAGGAGTCGATCCAGGCAGAAGCAGGGCCTCTTTCAGAACCTTCTCCGCTTCAGGGTATTTGCAGAGCTGCTTATAAAAGAACCTATAGGCGACTTCCGGGGAAAGGGATTCCACTTGTGCATCAATTGACATCTGCGCCTCCTTTATCGGTTCTCTCCTTGGAGTCGCCGTTCACCGGCGTAAGCACCGTCCCCATCCCCGGTTTCCAGGCCGCCTCCGGGCACATGATGGCATCACCGAACCTCTCCGTCGCCTGGTCAAAGGCCACAAGGATCTGTTTTTTTATGTAGTCGAGGGCCGCGAGGTAGGCCGCACGCATGCGGGGAGTGGGGGATGGGTCGCTGTCGAAGGAAAGCTCTTCGATCCGAAGGGGATCCAGTTGGAGGAGATAGCCGTCAAAGCCGAGGCGGAGCTTCTCCACCTTCTTCAGGAAGCCGTCCTCCTCGGGAGTCAACTCCTTCTCCTTGGACTGGCCTTCCAACTTTTCCAGGCTCCTGTTCAGCTTCTGGATGACCTTTTCCTTGTCCTTGAGCACCCGGTCCTTGGCCTTGGCATCGAGTTCCTTCTCCTTGCGGAGGGTCGAAGCCTCCTCCTTGATCTGGTCGATGACCGCCTCGATGTCGTCTTTGAATTCCGGAGAAAGGGGGATCTGCTGGTCTTCGTAGATGAGGACACCGTCCTTAATTTCTGCAGATCCTGCAGAAATTGATTTTCCTAAGAGCCTGATTTTATTCAATGTGATTCCAAGAAGCCCTGAAAAACCTGCAGATCCTGCAGAAAATTCATTGAAGAGAGGCTTCATTTCGGAGAGCAATTGGTCGGCTGTCCTCTGTGGATATCCATGAGCTTCGCAGAACTCCACCCAGGTTTTTCCGCCCTTCTTGTATTCCTTGCTCTGTTTGACCTGGTACAAAACGGCGAGTTTCAAAAACTCATTATGCAGGATGTCATAGTTGATCTTAGCCAGGATGCCCTCGTACCGGCCCTCTGTATGGACTGCTTCCATCTCGCCCTTCAAGCGGGCCATCTCCAGATCCGCCTCCTGCCGGGCGATTGCGTAGATTTGCTTCGACGCCTCCACTTGTTCATCCGTAACCTTCTGCCCTTTAGGCTTGTTCGCCATGCCTTCTGCCTCCTATCCCAGCTCCGTCAGTTGTTTCTCGATGCTGTTCCGTTCCCCCTCCAGCATCGCCTTTTTCCTGGCCCAGAAGAGGGCCAGCCCCATGCCCAGGTCGTACTTGCAGCCGACCTGCTTCAAAAACCCGAGCTCCTCCAGGGTCACACACATGCGGTAAGCGGTGTTGTCCGTTATCCCCAATTCCTTGGCCACCTCCGACGATCCGAGCGGCCGCTTGATCTCGGAAATGGTCTTCAGGACCTGCCCGGCCAGATAGATCGCTTCAATCCGATAACGATTGCCCTCTGCCATGATTGCCTCCTTATTCCGCTGCCTTCACCAGGGCCTTTTCCAGATCCTTTAGTTCTTGCTGCTTCTTAGTGATCTCCTCCTTAAGGAGCCCGATCCTCGCCCGGACCACGTCTTTTCCCTTGAGGGCCTTGTAATTGCAGCTTTCCACGATGATGAAGAGCACTTCCCAGTCCCCTGTAGCGGCACAAAAGGCGGGAGCTACCTCGCCGGGGATTCCCCATCGCCTGTTGCCGTTAAAGTCGATGCCGTCGTTTGACAGGTCCCGGCTCTCGGCTGACCACCCGTCGAGCGTGCTTTTAGTGACCTCCCTCCCGGAGAGCTTGTAGATCTCCGCACAGATATCGATACGGTCTTTCCCTGATTTCTTGATGGCATTTGAGACTGCGTGCCGGATCCGCATGCTGATATCCATGCTGCCGGGTGATGGCGGGGTTTCGGGTTCGAGGTAGGTGAAGAGGCTGACCTGCTTTTCGTCAATTATTTTCTTGATTTTTGACATTGCAATCCCCCGCTTTTTATGTAAAATAACCTCAACCTTGGGCCGCTCTCTTAGGCCATAGCTCCTCGACCTTCATACCGAGGGCATCGGCGATGACCTGGCGGGCACGCTTTCCTTTTTCCTTGGCGCCCATGCGGCGCCCGTTGATGATGTTTGAGAGAAATGATTGCGAGAGGCCTGTCTTCTCGGCCAGTTCGGCCTGGGTGATTCCATACTGGATGAGCAGTCCGCTTACATAGCGGCCTCTTTTTTTGTCTCGTAGTGAAATGTTCATGGCGTTCATGGAGCATGAATTAGCCTATTAGGCTAAATTAGTCAAGATAAAATTGTTATTATGGCTAAATTAACTTTAGGGGAAAAAATACGGCAGATAAGGAAAGGCTTGGGACTCAACCAAGCTGCTTTTGCTAAGGAATTGGGATTCAAATTCCCAACGGCTGTATCAAAATATGAGGATAATACAAGAATACCAGACAAGGACCGATTATTACAGATAGCCAAATTGGGGAAAATAAGCCTGGACGAGTTGCTTGATCACAATCCCCTTGATAAAAAAAACAAATTGACTCCTGTTCAGCCGGATTTCCCAGCCAATGATTTCGTCCTGATCCGTCAGGTCAATGGAAAGATCAGTGCCGGCAATGGTTTTTTGCCTGATGACTCAGTGGATATTCAGGCAGCCTTCAGGAAGGATTGGATAAAGCGGAAGGGCGGAAAGCCAGACAGGATGTCGTTAATCAAAGTGGACGGCGACAGCATGGAGCCGACGCTCCTGTCGGGAGATCTCGTCCTGGTCGATCACAGTCGCGATACCATTGCATCCCAAGGTGGAATCTATGCCATTGCCATAGACGACGAAATCATGATCAAGCGCGTCCAGCCGGTATTTCCCGATGGAAAGCTCCGAGTGATCAGCGATAACAAACAATATGACCCGTTTGAGATTGAGACTGGAAGGGTCCGGGTCAATGGGAAGGTTATCTGGTTCGCCAGGGAAATGGAAAGATAACAAATGGAATCCGCAACTTGGGTTATTGCGATATTCACGGTTCTATTGACCTTGGCAACGACAGCTTACGCATGGATTTCATGGCTTTCTTACCAAGCATCAAAAAAACAATCGGAAGCACTCGATGAATTAACTGAGGCGATTAGACATGTTGGCCCATCGATTACATCCGCTCAATCTCGCAAAGAAGCAGGGATTAAATTGGCAGAGCAAAAGAAAAAGATGAAAAGATGAATTTACAGCACTGCGCCCTCGGCAAACGTTGATTCATTGGGAAGATGGCTGTTTCGCCCGTGAACTGGAGCGGTGAGGAGGTAAAGAAGGAGGTTATCACCGAAAGACCATCTGGTATCGTAAGGCATGAAACGATCTGGTAACTATTAGGGAGGTCATCATGGCTCTGTCTAAGAAGGTTACGGAACGGATTATCACCCAAATGAAACGCTACCAGGGAATCCTGACGGAAGCTAAGAACCGGGATATCAGTGAGTCGGATACCGTCCAGATCATTTCCGACATGATTGCAGATATCCTCGGGTACAAGAAATATATCGAAATTACAACCGAACACTCGATCAGAGGCACATATGTCGATTTAGCCATTAAACTGGGCGATGACATACGATTCCTGATTGAGTGCAAGGCGATCGGGGCAACCCTCAAAGAGGCGTATATAAAACAAGCCATTGACTATGGCGCGAACCAAGGCGTTGAATGGGTCATCCTTACAAATGGGGCGCTCTGGCAGATTTATAAAATTCACTTTAGGCAACCAGTCGATAAAACCCTCATCTACGAAGTCGATCTCCTGAAAACACCCACAAAAAATCAGCAACTCATTGACTGTTTCGGAAACCTGAGCCGTGAAGGATTTACTCAATCCTCAATGGCTGCATTCTGCCAGCAACAACAGATCACGAGCAAGTTCGCGCTGGCGGCGATCCTCCTCAGCCCTCCTATGTTGAATGCGTTAAGGAAGGAAATTAGGAGGGTCAGTCCTTCTGTAAAAGTCGATGAAGAATTTCTGAAGGCAACCTTACAGAATGAGGTGCTTAAAAGAGAAGTCGTGGATAGTGAGGATGCCAAACAGGCTCTGGGACTGCTGAAAAAGAACTCTCGGGCGACAGGAAAATCGAAGGCCAAGGATATGTCACAGCCAAAGGTGCTTGTTAACAACCCTCCAGGCGTCGCATTGGTCTGCGTTGAGAAAACAGCAGATGGCCAATAAATTTAAGAGGTAACTATGAACCTTGAATTCATCGAGAAAAACACCCTCGGTGGTGGTTGGTCTCTCGAAGTTAGGCGGTCGGCCATCCTCTTAGGCCACATTCGACGGCGTCCTGATACCGGCGCATATCGCTATTTTCGAGGTCCCCATAATGAACTTACTCCGTGCTACGAAAACACCGACCTCGAAGCCCTAAAAGATCGGATTAAGACCCATCCTTAATTGAAAATAGTTATAAGAATCAAACAAATATTAATCCGTTACACTTCCACTCACTTTACCTAACCAGCAAGCCGAGCTGGAGGGAAATATAGACTGTTGAGGGATCCCCTTACTTGCGTAGCGGGTGTTCTTATTTGTGGCCAAGGCAACACCCAAGAGCGTTGCTGCATAACCGCCCAGAACAGGAGGTAAAAGCATGGCATATATGGATGCATTCAAAGCACAAACAACTCTCATCTCTAAGATCGGAGAAAGCAATGCGCACCTCGTATGGGTACTAGGACTTCTCATACAGGAATCCGATCTTGAGGCCCTCGCCTCCGAAGCACTTACGGATGGAAGTGATGACAAGAAGATCGATTTTATCCGTCTGGATCGCGATGAGGGCCGGATTGTGATTGCACAAGGATACTTCGCCAAATCCGTGAAAGATACCGCCCCCGCGAACAAGGCAGCAGACCTGAACACGGCAGTGGCGTGGCTCTTTTCTGGTGACACATCGACAGTCCCACCAGAACTGAAAGCAGCAATCGAAGAATGCCGTACCGCCATTCGAGATGGCGAAATAAGTAGCATCCTCGTGTTCTACGTGCACAACTTACCTGAATCAGTCAATGTCTCTCGCGAGTTGCAGACAGTGCTGTCCCATCTGAGGAATTTTCTGGGCGCTGCATCCCCCATCACGTCAAACGCGAAAGAACTCGGCGCACCTCAAATTGAGCACTTGTTCGCATCTCAGGAGTCGCACATTGAGGTAACGGACGAGGTGATTTGCCCCTCAAAGATTGCCTTCTCCGAAAGAGGTCCAGAATGGGAGGCGGGTGTCTTCTCCGCCCCCGGCTCGTGGTTACACGCGCTGTTCAACAAGTATGGAGATGCTCTTTTTTCAGCGAATTACCGTGGCTTCTTGGGATTCAGCCGCCGTCGTAAGATCAACACGGCAATTCGCGCAACAGCCGAGACAAGTCCAGATGATTTCTGGGTATTTAACAACGGCGTGACTGTTGTTACGCTTGGTTTCAGCGAAGTCAGTTCTGGCACACGCCTTACCGGCATATCGGTCATCAATGGTGCTCAGACTACAGGGGCGATCGGCAGCGTCGATCTAAGCAAGCACGATATTAGGACGGTACGTGTTCTGTGCCGCGCTATAGTCTGCCAGAATCAAGATAAGATCGGAAGCATAGTTCGTTTTAACAACACTCAGAATGAAATTACCTCCTGGGATCAATACAGCGGCGACCCCGAGCAAGTAAGAATTCAGAGGGAGTTTCAGGAACTAGGGTATACATACGAACGAAAACGGGAGTTTCGCACAGCCGCGGAGGCCATTAGTATCGAAGATGTGGCTCAACCACTGGCAGCGTTCGGGGGGCGCTACTCTGAGGCAAACCGCGGGAGGAACAGGATCTTCGAGCGCAACACGGTCTACAAGGCAGCTTTCGACGGTAAGAAGGCTCGCCATATTCTCTTCGTCTATTCTCTCGCACGAGCAATTGACGAGCGCAGATTGGAACTAAAGCGGAAGTCAACGGAGGCCAGTGGATTTCTCGCGCTTGAGGAGCACCAACTTATGCTCCTACGAAATCTTCGATTCAAGTATTTCTTCTTGTCAATTCTCGCCAAGGCAGTTGAGCCAATCACTGGACGCCGCACAGATATTAATACAATAGCATACTCACCCGATGCTGCACGGGTAGCAAACAACACGTTTACAGAACTCGTTGCGGCAACACTTCCAATAGTCACATGCGTATTGAACCTCGTGTGCACTCAAGTCAAGACAGATAAACTTTCCGAGATCATGGCAAAGGAGGAAAGTGTGGATTCGATTGCGACAACTGTTTCAGCATTGATGCTCTCAACCAATGTCGGTTCCCAATTTGTGGATTGGGCTAGACGCGTGAGCCCATCTTGAGCGAAGACGGCATCCAACAATGATCACGAGAGGTCGCCATAATCCGGAATCCGATGATGCCGAGCGTTCAATTGGTAATCCTGAGTTTGTCGATGCTCATTAAACTTTTGACTTGTAGGTGTCCTCGGTGAGAACGCTTATTCCCATCAGTTTGAGACAAAATCCGGGACTTGGTTCCTGAAGTTAAGGAGAGGGTGCAGCGCAGTCTACTGTTTGATTTCAAATTGTAAGGATGATGGTAAACGTGCCATTAAAATAAAAACTCAGTTGTATGATCCGTCCTGTATCGACATGCTGGAGAGGGACATAGAGCGGCTAAAAACCTCGTTTCTCATATAAAGAGACCGTGGTTTTTGTTCCCATTCAGAGGAGATGAAGTGATGTTATCCGGAAATATCACAACGTTTGGGGTGTTAGTATCGATCAATCTAAACTCAGTTGGGGCGCATAAGACGGTTGATGCCAGAAGGCGGCCGATAAGTGATGGAAACTGAACAAGAGTATCATGCTCATGATGCCGTTAATCAGTTTGTCCAGCATTCATGCGCCTTCCTTGTACCTGGTGAAGAAGGACTCATAGCTGCTGGCGTCGGGACAGGGACACTCATCCGGACAACGGGTGGACATTGCTGCATTCTTACTGCCAAACATATCGCGGAAGACGCACGAGACAAGCAGTATCGTCTGGGGTTCTTCGGCTGTTCTAATCCAATACCCGACTTCGTCTCGGGCATGATGCTGTTTCCTGACGATGTTGATATCGCTCTTCTAATTGTCAAAGAACAGTTTGTGTCTGAGCTGATGAATCTTGCTTTGACTCAGGCTTCCATCCCCCAAAAGGAAGAGGAAGGAATTGCCACCGAAGATAGCCTTGTGCTGATCGGCTACCCTGCTAGGATGCTTCGATACAGCAAAGAAAGGAGTCTGCAAGGCTTTGTCTCGCTAACTTACTGGTGTCAGCCACTAGACATTTCCTCCGACAAAAATGATAGGTACAAACTGCCGTGGAAAAACGCTGCTGTATGGCGTGATGAAAGGACATTTGATTTGCCTGCACCTAGAGGTATGAGTGGGGCTCCCCTTTGGCGTTTTAGAAGGCTTGCTTCGAGCTCAATTTGGTCAGCGGGTGAAATAGGAAGGATCATAGCAGTCCAAGCAGCCTGGGATAGGAAAGATCTTCTCTTCCTTGAACCGGTCAACAAGTGGGGCGCCTGGATTCACGATAGGTTCAATGATATCGATAAGAATTTAGGATAGATGGCAGAAAACGCCCCAACAAACGGAATGAATGAAATAGAAAACTCACTTAAGGTTATTAATTCACTTTCATCCTCAGATATCGCTTCAAGATATTCTAAATGGAAGGAGTCAGTTTTGAGCGGCACGCCAATTGAAAAGCTATCGCTAGAGGTAAAGCAATTGATAGGCGGCTGTCTCTTTATGACCATGAGATTTAAAGGTGGAAGTTTTTATAGAGCTCGAAAAAATTTCAAAAACAGGATGTTCATCAATACATCGGAACTTTGGTACCCACCTTCAGCAAGTATAAATAAGTTAGGTAGAGCAAATCCAATTGGTGTACCAATGCTTTATATCTGCCAGGATGGCAGAACAGCGCTATTTGAGACACAAGTCAAACCCGGAGAGCATGTAATGATAGCGGAGTTGAAGATTAAAGATGGTCACTCCCTTAATCTTCAAGAGGTTGGTGTGATTGACTATCTTCAACTCGATCAATTTAGAGGCTTTGATAGCTTGCGAATTGAGAAATTCAAAAGCATTGGATGTACCGATCGTGGGATTGAGAATGTCTTCACCATCCACCGAATATTACGTGAGGAATTCATGATCGATGTTCCTCAAGGATGTGAACAGTTATATTCAGTTAGTGTTGCCATAACAAATTTTCTTCTAACATTTAACAACGCTGACGGGATAATATACCCCAGTTTAAGATCTAGAAACGATTATAATATTGCTCTCAAATCATCTGTTGCCGATAATTCAGTGCAAGTCACCAGAATTGATGGTGTATTAATAGACGGTTCATCATCCGATACAATAGAGTTCAGACATCTTGTTACAAGTAAGGAAATTTTGCCAGATGGTCGTATTTTATGGACAGACAAAATTTCAGGTTTGAATTGGGCTCCAATTGGTACCAACCTGGCTTGATAACGAGTACATACACCCGACCTTACCCGCCGCTGCGCTCTGGGTAAGACTGGTGATGCCGCTGTTACGCATTTCATTGCGTAATACTCAATATTGATGAATGAATCGGGCTGCACACTCGTAGGTGTAAGAGCGATCCGGCTGAACTTACTTGAGTGAATCAAATTAGCACCATCTGCGCAATCAAAATTCATTTGATTACCGGGTCAAAAATCCTTCCTGTAAACCTTTCGTCAAGCATCGTGAACCCCAATTATCGCATTTCCTGGTACTTAGTTATCACACCCCGGTACATGTGGCACTCTAGTGGCGGGGTGAGGTTGGATGGCGCCGACCGCAGGAAGGAAACCCCGGGGACGTGAGGAGAGCGACTCTGATCCCAAACATGGCCGTGATTGAGTGAGGTAACCCCCCGGGATTCGGGTCGATGAGGCGGTCCGGGCAGGGGGACTGGGGAATCGTCTTTTACCCGTGTCGGGAAAGGAGGGGTCATTCCCTGAACAAGCCTCCTGACGTTCGCCCTTGCCCGGAGCGCGGAAGCGAACCAGGTCCGGAGGGACTTCGTCAAACGGGACTTTTCAAGACCATGGCCATGCCCTGGCCGCCCTTGGCCGACTGGACCGCCATCCCGACCAGGCAGGCCGTGGCGGCCAGGTCCATCGCGCAATCCTTCCCGAAATCCCCTGTTGATGAAAGTTCGGAAATATGGAATATAATAATAAAACCATTGGGGCCGGAGGAACCGTTGGCTGAAACACCGAAAAACACCCGTGAGGCCCTGGAGCGGAAGATCCGGGAGCTGGAAGAGGCGTCCGTACAGAGTAGGCGGGCAGAGCAGGAGATCGCCATCCTGGCCGAAATCGGGTGCCTGATCGGCTCCACCTTGAATATCGGCGAGGTGTACGAGCGGTTCGCCGCCGAGACCCAGAAACTGATCCGCTTCGACAGCATCACCGTCAACCTGTACGACCCCCACGAACACTCCATGCACGTGGGCTATGTGTCGGGGGTGGACATCGACGGCCGCAGGCAGGGGGACCCGCTCCCGCTGGAAGGCACCCTGAGTGAGGCGGTGATGCGCACGCGGATGGCCCATCTCATCCAGCCTCAGGAGATCGACGAGGAGATCCCCTGTTTTCCACGACTGGCCGTCATCTTCAAGGCGGGGTTGCGATCGATCATCTGCGTCCCCCTGGTCTACCGGGACGAGGCCATCGGCGCCCTCCACATCCGCTCGAAGCAGACCAACGCCTACACCGAGAGGGACCTGCATCTGGCCGAGAGGATCGGGATACAGATCGCCGGGGCGATCGCCAGTGCCGTGCTGTACAACCAGCGGAGGCAGGCGGAGGAGGCACTGCGGGAGAGCAAGCGTCGCTTCGAGAGCATGGCAGACACCGTCCCGGTGATGCTTTATGACGTGGCCATACTGCCGGACAGCGGACGCCGGTTTCTCTATGTGGCGCCGCAACCCTGCCGCGAGATACTCGAACTGGATCCCGAAGACCTTCTGGCGGACGCGAACCGGGTCTACAGCAGGATCCACCCGGAGGACATCCAACGGTTCTGGCAGGAGGATGCGTCCGCAAAACAGGAACGGAGGACGT